GCGCACACGGGCCAGCCAGTAGACGAACGATCGGTGGTCGTGCTCTTCCTGGTGCAGTGCCCAGTTATGATGATGGCCGGCCGCATAGAGGTGCGCCCAATCCTTCATCTGGGCGGCCTTCTGCGCGCCGTGAAGCTTGTTCCACTGGCTAGTGCCGGGGAAGTTGTGAGCAAGCCAGATGCGCAGATTGTGTCCGTTGGGGCTCTTGAGCGCGACCTTGGCCTGCCAATCCTCCATGACCACGCTGTGGGCGTTCATGCCCTCAATGATTGGGATGCCCTGGTTCCAGGCATCATGGTTTCCGTGAATCCAAAGCCACCATGGAACGCCGCTCTCGACCAGCAACCACTTGATCAGTTTGCGGGCCGTCGCGGAGGATGTCTCTTGGTTGCCGTAGAGCTTTTCGAGGCGCCCGACCCAGTTGTTGGTCACGTCGCCGATCGAGATGGCGTACAAGTGCTGCGTCTCGCGGGCGAGCGCGCAATGGTCCTCCAGCAGCGCCCAATTGCACCCGTCATCGTCGATGTGCGGATCGCCGAACAGCATCAGCGCATAGGCGCCATCGGTCGGGACGTGGAACTCGCGCCAGTGCTTGGCCTTGTGGTGGGCCTGGCGCAGCGAGAAGCGGCGTCGCATCAACTCGATCGTTTCTTCGGTCGAAATGTCCTCCGGTGGGAGGGGTTCGGCGATCGGGACGTTATGAATTTCGCCTTCTTTTTCTATCTCAGCCAGGAGGCGTTGGACCCTCGCCCTACTCCACCCAAGGTCGTTCGCGGCTGCCTGTTTGCCGCCATTGTTGCGGGCGAGCGCGTCAAGTGCCGCTTGACGCTCAGTGGAGGAGTAAAAGGCCAAGCGGGCCTCCTGTCGCTGTTTCGGAAAATACGCGATGCTACGGGAACAAATATGGAACGGGAGCGTTAGTTGCCAGTTAGTTTGCCGGCGATATGCCCGAGCCAAGAGAGCTTCGAACCGACGAAGCCCGATGCGATTGCGACGCCGATCAGGATGCCGTCCCCCTTCGCTCGGAGCCGTTGAAGGTCGTTGAACCCGGTATCCAGGCTTTCCACCTTGGTTTTCACGTCATGAATGCAGTCGTGGACGTGCCTCAGGTCAGACCGCATCGCACCGATCGCCTCGCTGATCTGGTCGAGCTGTCCCGAACGCGTCACGACAGGTTATCCGCGATGAACGATGGCAACTCGGTCAGGGCGAGATAGACCACCAGGCACACCCCAGCGATCCAGAGGCCGCATATGGCCCATGGGTTGGTCATCAAGCAGTCCTTCTAATCGGCGCTTCGGTGGGGTAATCGGCGCCCATGGCAACCAGGGCGCTTGCGGCTAAGCCGTTCAATCACGTCATCTCATTGGGCACGGTTTGCTATGCGAGCTGGATGATCAAGCAGCTCGGGCTAAAACGCAGATCCTACCCATTCGATTGGATATTTTCGTCACCAGCTATGGTGCTGGACATTCTACAGGACGACTTCCGCTGCTTCCTTGATCCCGTTCATTACCGCGCGAACCCGGTTGAATCCCGTCCTCATCCATCCGAGCATATCGCGGAGCACCTGCACTATCGCGCTACATTCGGCGTTGAGCATGTGTTCAGCCACCGCGATGTGACCACGCCGGATAACCGCGCTTACTACGAGCGCTGCGTTGATCGCTTCCGGTCGGCCCTCGCTGCCCCGAATCCCACTCTTCTGCTGATGATCAATCCTGGTGATCGACTTGCAACGCTAGAGGTTTTCACCGGCCTCGCCGATTGGGCCAGCCGGAACGCCCCCTATGCGGTACTCTCAGTGATCAACCTGAGACGGGCGACAGATGGCCAGCCAATGTTTTCCACGACCGCAGAGCGCGGCCCACATGCCTTGATCGAGTATTTCTCGGCCTCTGGCATCCGGGGACTGGATTTCGCTAAGCCAGTGGATGATCTTAACCTGAGAGAATGGCTTAGGAGCTACGAATTTGAGCCATTATGACGTGCGCTTGATGTACACAAACGCGAGGGCTCCCGATCCGTCGTTAGCGTATATATCGTACGTCTGTCCAGTTGATTGATCCGTCGCGACTGCATTGGCGTATCCGGTTTCTATCTCATTGAGCGCGAAACCTGACCAATTTACCGTCGTCTCTCCCGATGTTGCGCTGGTGAAATCAAGATTAGTGTGCGAGCCCACCCACGATAGCACAAAGGTGTAAGGGCCTCCGCCCCCACCGCTGATGGAGCAATGGAAGTGACCAGAGGTGGTGCCGGACGATCCGCTCACGTTTTCCGGCGTGCTTCCGGACCAGGTGATGAACGCTCGCATAGGGGGCGTTCCGGCATTATTGGACCCGTCGCCAGCCATAATGGCACCCACGCCGGTCAAGATACACCTCCGCCAGTAGCAACCCACTCGTCAGTCCCGACCTTGACGACTGTGCAAATCCCGCGCTGGGCCAAGCTGCGATTGCCCGTCGTGGCCGAGCCGATCAGGCGCAGCGTGACGCCCGTGCCCTGCGTGATTGTAATCGTCGAGGCTGAATTATTATAGATCGTCACCGTGTCACCAATGGCGAATGCAACCGAACTATTGGGGGGTACCGTCATGGCGCCCGTAGCCGGAATCAACACACCTACGTCGGTCAGGGCCAGCGAGCGGCCCGTCGTCCCTGCAGTTGGGGGAAGATTGCGATAGCCGATGGGGCGCAGATTCCCCTGACTGTCGGTGAAGCTGAGATTGCCCGCAGAGGTGACGCTGATATAAGCCCATTGGCTGCTTGCGGCGCTGTCAACAAACTGGAGGATGGCGCTTCCCGACGTGGCGTTGCCGGCGATACGAACACCGCCTGTGGTTCCCGCATTGGGAGTTCTGAACAATGCACCCGTGATCCAGGCTGCGATTTGCGCCATAATGGTGCGAATGCTGTCGTTGATACCCGCAGCAGCACACCCTTCGGCAATGTTTATGCCGTTGATGTCAGAGTTGTTCGACGCCGTGGTGTCCCACTGCGTGACATCCGTTTTTGCCATTTAGGAGCCTCGTTGCTTATCGGGGCAAAGGGGAGTATTCGGGCCTGATGGTGCCAGGCTCGTTTTTAGGGTTGGGCCTTGGGCTCGCGCTCAAGGGGTTCATTCAGGAATGGTGGAAGAACCGATCACTGCGAAAGCGCAGGGTTGAAAGCACTCCCGAGCCCAGCGAACATCATCCCGGACCTTGGGGCTGAGCGGGCGATATAGTCGGCCAGAGTTCCGGCCCAATCGGGACGATCCAGTAGAGCGCTGACCATCGTGCGCTGAGCCGCACGAGAGCCGCCGAGAGCAGCAAGTCCGCCTAATACCAAGCCCGTCTTGGCGCCCGTCTTCGCGTCGCCGGTGAGGGCGCCAACTCCGGCGCCGCCTCCGCTGAACAGACCGGGAAGCGCCACGGTCGCAAGCCTGAATCCGGTTCCACTGTCTGGGATTGTCGAAGGAAGCACTTGCTGGCCAGCGCGCGTGAGTTGGTAGAACGGCTGGTCCGGCGTGCCCTCAGTTCCTCCAAAGCGACGCGCGTTCGCCGCCGCAGCATCGGAAAGCTGAGATGGCGCGAACAGGTCCGTTTCGCCAGTCCTTGTGCCGTTGCGAGCGCGATTGACCGCATCTTTCAGCACGGAGACGTTGCGGTTGGCCGCGTTCGCCGCGTCGAACGCCTGAAGTGACCCAGGCGCCTGACGATCGACCAACCCGCGCAACGCATCCTGCCCTTGTTGGGCAACGCCGCCGAAGTCTGCACCATACGGCTCATTGCGGAAGCTGGCAGCATCCTGACGAAGGCCGCGAAGCGACTGCTGGAAGTCATTGCCCGCCATCGTCCCGTCAGCGCCGATATTATCCTGGATGCGCAGCCGGAGCGTGTCATTAGCATTCCGGGCCATCGTACGCGGCAAATCCGATGCACGAAGGGAGGTGTTCGTGTAGTCGGCGCCGAACTGCGGATCGACCTGAAATGACAGCGGGTCGAGCGTGTCGCTATAGGCCGCGCCAACGGCTTGGCGGGCGGCGGCCACACCGTCCGCTCCGGTCTGTCCAACGGTAGCGTTGATCGGGGCGAGGCCCTGATCGAATGCCGTTTGATTGAACGCCTGTAAGCCTTCGCGCTGCCGCGCCTTCACCATGTCGCCCACGATGGGTAGACCGGAAAGGCCGTTTTCAATGCTGCGCACCGCATTGCCGAATCGGCCACTCTGCCCGAGAGCCTGACCGACCGTCAGCGGAATATCCGAATTGGCGAGATAACGGACAGCCTCGTTCGTAACACCACGGGTAGCGTTGGCCGCGCCACGGGCGAACGAACGACCGAAGATACCGCCGCCCGCACCAAATCCCGCACCGAGCACTGCGCTGGCGGTGCGATTGTCGTTACCTTCGCCAGCGCCATACAAGCCGCCATAGAGTGCATCTGCGGCAACTGGGGACGACAGGACGCGACCGGCGTTGAATGCCAGGCGGGAACCACCTGTGCCAAGCCCGCGCTCCAAGCCATACTCACCCAAGCGTGAGGCGACGTTGCCGAGGCCGGCCTCCATCCCCATCGCGCCCGTTGCGGTGCCGGCGATCGTGCCGAGCAAATGCGCTCTCGGATCAGCGGCGAATGCGGCCTCTTTCCCGGCATTCAGATTGTTGAGCAGATCTGAATATTTGCCCTGACCGGTCAACGCCCCAATGCCCGCGCCAATCTCATCGCTGAAGCCGGCCAAGCCAGCATCCGCAGCCGAACCCACACCAACCCCGAGAGGGGAATTGATGATGCGATCCTTGAGCGTGGTCGGCACCTCATATTGAGGGGCGATCATGCCACCATTCTTCAAGGTCTGGCGCGCCTTATCGATGTCCGACTGCTGAACGCTGCCCATCCCGGCCGGCCCAAGCACTGCATTGATCTGGTCCGCGTTCATGCCTTGCTTGATCATGCCGGCGATGATCGATTGCGTCTTAGGGTCCATGGTCTGGGCCTTCGTCGCGCCGCTCGCGGGCGTGGCACCAGGCAAAGGGCCTTGCGGTCCACCATTCTGCTGATCGTTGCCGCCACCGGAAATCGGCCTCCAGCCAGCAGCGGGGATCAGTGGATTACCCGTCTTGGGATCATAGCCGCCAGCCATGATCTTGTCGTAAGCCGCCTTGGCATCCGGAGACATTGCATCAAGGATGTCATGGCCCATGATGCGCTTATAGCGGTCGTTGGTAGCCTGCATCGCGTCATAGGCTTGCTTGGCATCGGCCTGGAGGCCCGCGACGAGCGCTTCCGGGGAAATGCTGCCCGAGAAGCTGGACGCGCGTCCTTGCCTCTCACCTTCACCACCAGCAACACCCGCAATCGCCTTTTGAGATTCTGGCGCATAGTTGCGCACCATCTCGTTGAAGTGCGCGAGATCGGGGTTCTGATTCCAGCCCTCAAGCGTGGCACGGCCATAATTAAGAAGGCCGGAGCCGATGCCGCTATGGAAGTTGTTCAGCTTCTGACCAGCGTCCAGCACTTCCGCTCCGTGGAGCAACATGCGCTCGAATGCTTGGAGCGATCCTCCCGCGCTCTTCGGATCACCCGACGCAAGGTCCTGCTGCATCTTGACCCGAGCCGGGAAATTGGTCCCCGATGTGGAGGGATCATAGTTCATCGCATGCTGGATGATCGGCAGCATCGATGTGGATAGACCGCCTGAACGCGAGCCCAGATCACCGCGCGCATAGGCCTTTACCACATTCCACATGGCTGGAGGCACGAACTGCCGGAGATAGGCATCACCATGCACGTTCGAATTAGGCGTCATCGTGGAAATGGCGTCTTCCGCTTTGGCCTCGTCCGCCTTTTGCTTTGCGACGATCGCTTCGGACTGCGCCTTGGCGAGATTGGCCGCAGCCAGCGGAGTTGACTGCTGGATGGCAAGGATCTGGCGTTCGGCGGCGACGCGGGCCGCCTGATCTGCAGCCGCTTGGGCAGAAGCTTTCTGCGCGACATAAGCGGGATCAGCTTCTGAGCCGGGGATATAGTGCTGCTGCGCCTGAACGCCCTGAGGAGCAAATCCGGTTCCAGGTTTGGAACCAGCGGCAGGCGTGGCGAAGCGCACCCATGGGCCAGCCGCCTGATTGCCCTGCTGAAAGCGCTCCCAAGGATTCGCCATTATTGAGCCTTCCAGCTAGCAGGATTGGAGGGGTCGCCACCGAGGAAAACATGGCCGTCCATGACATCGCCGACCTTGGGCATTTGCTGGGCCGGAGCGGCAGCGCCACGCATCTGCGTCGGATCTAGGACCGTTTGACCCATTTCCGGACTGCCCATGACGATCATCGGCTGTTTCATGCGCCAGTCGTGGAGGTAATTATTCCAAGACGCCGTGCCTGGCTGAAGCCCCATGGATTGAGCTTCCTTCATGATCTCGGTCGGCTGTGGATGCTCGATCTCATATTGCTTGAGCGCTGCCTGGCGCTGAAATTCCAACCCCTGCTGAGCTGCGATTCTTTGGGCTTGAAGATTGGCCATCGCTCCCGGCCAACCTTGGATTTCGCCATAGCGCTGCGTCATGGCGTCAATGCCGTTCAGGAGGCGCTGGCCGAAGCCCTTGCCGAACATTCCCATATTCGCGGCCTCCTTACAGGCTGAGTTGCTTAAGGGGCATGTTGCCCAGGATCGAATTGCCCAGGGTGAGCTGCGGCACCAGATTGCCAGCCATCGGGTTATATGCGCCCAGCGAGCCGATACCGGGGATCATGCCGCCCAGGCCAAAGCCGCCGAGCAACGAAGAGCCAAGGCTTAGACCCTGCATCGCCGTATCCATCAAACTCGGGTTCGATTTCTCGACGGTCTTGCTGTTGCTGACGTTGCTTTGGTTGCCGTACTTGGCCGTCAGGCCGTTGATCAGGTTGGCGTAATTGTTTACGCCAGTATAAGGGATCGACGCAGCAGCGCCCAAGGCATTTAGCTGCGCCGAGGTCAGCCCAGGAACAAGGCCGAGCGCCTGCAACTGGCTGTTGACATCGCCATTGGCGGCATTGAGCGCGATAGCATTGTTATTGCTGTACTGGCTGCCCAGCGCGGTGGTCGCGGCCAGTTGGTTCGCATCCTTCGCCTGTTGAGCGCCAAGGCGAAGTTGTCCGGTCTGATTATAGAGCGAGCCGAGATTGTTCGCGGCCTGAAGATTGCGGTCCTGCGTCGCATTATACTGCGCATCTGACAGGCCGGCCGCCTGCTGCTGAAGCTGACGTTCGTCATTGTAGTTCTGGTAGCGAACCTGGTTGTTGGCGTTCGCAACCGCCGTGCCAAGCGCTTGGCTGTACGGCGTGGAAATGCCAGCATCCATGCCGGACAGGGCAAAACGCTGGTTTTGAGCCTTGGTTGCCGCGTCGGTCGCCTGCTGCGCTATGGTGTCGACGAATGGGTTATTGGCCAGGTATTTGCCGCCGATGACATCCTTGTAGAATTGAGATGTGTCACCGTTGGCCTGGCCAGCCGACATGGCTTGCAGAGATGCAAGCGCCGGGTTTCCCGCGCCAATGGCGTCATACGCACCGTTACCGTGTGACAAGGCGGTAAGCGTTCCGATAGAGGGATCGTTCGATGCCGCATTCTGGAGCCTGGCGTAGGTCGCCTGGGCGGGATTTTGTCCGGTGTAGATCGATCCGAGCGCAGTATTTGCGCCGCCGAACCCATTGGCGATGTCGAGCGCTTTACCGCCCAACATCTCCATATTGCCCTGGTTGCCCTTCAGGATGTCATTGGCGGTGGACAGGCCCGTGTTGATGTAGGGGGCGTACTGATCGAGCGGTGTAGACGACGTGTTCGACGTGCTGTTAGTCGTCGTCGTCTTTTTCGATGAGGAAAGCCCCATTACGCCAGATCCTTCCTAACGCTTACTTGGTGCGGCTCGTAGCCGCTTTGCTTCAGCAATCTTGCCCATGCGGGGCGGCTCTCGATCACCGCGCCGATCGCGCCTAAGCTCTTGGCCCAATGCTCAGCGGCCGGGATCAGAATGTTCTTGATCGTCTGCACGTCACCGGCAGCAACCAGACCGTGCACATCGAATGCGCCCGTCGGGTAAAACCGCAATTCCGCGACAATTCCCGCTCGATTATCACCCCAGAATTGGGCTCGTCCCGACCAGACCTGACCGTCAAGCCAGCCGATCGTGTACATTCGCGGGTCCATCACTTTTTCGAATTCCGGCCGCCATTTGTGATAGGCGGCCAGCGGGTTCATACGGTCGCGCCCGCCGCGTTCTTCCAGACGCTCCCATTCCACCAAATCGGAATGCCAAGGTCCGTGTCATAATAGCGCTGGGCGACAACAGGCTGCGCGGGCCGCTGGGCCGTTGCTCCGCTCATTGTGTCGCGGAGCAGGCGGTTGATCGCATCCCTGAAGGCCCTATCCCGCGCCGCTGGGCTATCATAGATTTCGCGGACGAATAGGGATGTGCTCACGTCCTACCCCCGTCTGCAATGCTCAAATCATAACCTAAGCAATACGTCCATGGCGTTCCGGCCGGGATGGTGAGCTTGACCTGAGAGAGGTTCCAATTCTCGCGGGTGCGGAAGATACCGTTGCTCTGGCTGGCCGAATAATTCGTCGCAGTGGTCGTGCCTGAAATCCCATTCATGCCGCTGACCGTAACGGACAAGTTGGTCGCATCGGTGAGTGGACGAATATATCCAATCCTTGACTTGCGGGTAGGAATGAACTCCTTCAGTCCATCCTTGAACGTCGCGGCCATAGGCGATCCGGAAAGCTGCCCGAGAACATTTCCGCTGGAGAACACGAACATGGCCGGGTAGCCGCCGCGCAGCGCAGCGCTGTCCATGCTGATCGTCATCGCATCGAGATTGCCGTAGATCGCATCCAATTGATCGACCGAAACCGATAGCGAGAGCCCCGAGAACATAAGGGGGGTCGTCAACGGCGCAGTCGTCCACTCCTTCTCGACGTAATTATAGATGAGGACGCTTGTTGGAGGATTCGCCGAAGGAATCGACACGATATAGAGCGAGCGGGTCGGGTCAATCACCGCGCTCATATTGTCGGTGTAATTTCGATCCAATAACGCCTGGAATGTGCGGTCAACCTTTTCCGTGCCAATCGGTTGAAGGGTCGCGCCGTCAAATGCCATGAAGCCGCGATTGGAATAAAAGAAGCTGATTTTCCCGACTGTCGCCATGCTCTTGGCAGCGACACAGCCTATGTCGGTGGCAACCTCGTCGAACTGCCATACCGCGCTGTCCCCGGTGTAGGTCATGCGAAGGATGCGCTGCTCTTGGAAAACCAATCCATATTCACCACCGACAACGGCCGTGATGTCGCCACCGGATGGCATGTCGAACTGACCGGAGATGGACGAGCCACCCGTGGTCCAGCCGGCCGGATTGCCATTGTCCGACCACTGCACCCGCAGCGGGTTTCCACCCGCATAACCGCACACCAGAACGCCACGCACCACCGCCATGAAACGAGCCGTGGGCGCGCTCACCGAAAGGGTGGACAGGGTCGTAGGTGAACCGGGATCGAATTGCTTGATCGGGTCCTGCCCATTGGTGACGAACATATACTTGCCGTAAGGACAAAACCGCAGCCCATTGGCTGCCGTGGTTGTCAAGCCGGACTGTACACTGGTGAAGCCGGACGATGAGTAAGTGTAGATATTGGTCGCATTGCCGGCGAAGATATATGCCTGACCGGTATAGCGATATGCGCCACCTCCAATCGGAGCAGAGCCTAGCGACCCATTCTGGAGCGCGGAGAACTGTGATACAGGCGCGTAGCCGTTGCGGATCTTGTAGCACCCGTCCGCCATCGTCAGGCCATAGACCCCTTGGTCCTGCTGGTTGAGCAATGGGGGCTGGTCTGGCGTGTAGGCGCCGAAGATCACCCGAGCCATTAGGGCGTCGTGCTCTGCGTCAGCGTGCCAAGCAGCTTCATGTTGCCGCTGGCGTCGATCGAGGCGACGTTCACGCCGCCGATGGCAAAATAGAACTTGTTAGCTACGCGATCATACTTGATGTAATCGCCGCTATCGAATTGGAGCGTGGGTAGGCCGCCATTAAGACCCCAGGCATTATTGCCATCGCCGATAGAGATTGTTCCCCCACCTGCTGCACTGATACTGCAGATGGTGGCGTTGCCGATATTGAAGCCGAATATGTTGGTCGCGCGAACATAATTCAGATTATCGCCATTGTCGAAAGCAACAAAGGGCTGCGTCCCGCCATTAAAGACCGCGCCGAAATTGGCATCGCCAATAATCAACTTACTCGCACTATCCAATTGCATCAGCGACGCCCCGCCAACGATCCACTGAAAGGCATTGGATGCTCGGATATAGCTGAAGCTATCGCCGACGTCGAAGCTGAGATAAGGCTGGACGCCGCCGCTGAAAAACAGGCCGAAGTTCGAATTGGCGGAAGTGATGTTGCCCGCGAACGTGCCGCCCTCAAGCGTCGTGACCCGCGAGGCGAGCGCCTGGAAGGTAGAGGATGCGCTAAGAGCTTCAGACATTATCCGTCCACCAAGAAGTTCGTGCCATCGGTCAGCAGGTTGCCACTATCGCCGCCAGCTGAGCGGCCGGTTTCGGTGATCACGGCCCGCATACGCAGAGGACCAGAGGCGATCTTGGCCTTTTTGCCAGCCTCGTTGATTTCCTCGATCATCTCATCCACGGCGGCCTTGAGCATAGGAAGGCGGCCATCATTCCATCCGCGCAATTCCGCAGCAACGAGGCAGCCCAACAGGTAGAGGTCGGGGTGCTTGGTCAGCAGCCAATTCGTCGTATTGGTCGCCGAAAGTCCCTGAATCTTCTGTTTGTAGTTGAGCTTGAGTGTGCAGGTCGCATTCGGGAGCGGCCCGAGGATGATGTTCGGCCCATCCACAGCATAAGCTACGGGAACGCCGCTCAGATTGTCCGGATAAAGCGCTTTCAGGGCGTTCATGGTCAGCGCTTCGAGCGGAAGCGTATATTGGCCGTTGAGATACAACCCGCGCACTTCGTAATAATCCGAGGGCAGAGCGATAGAGGTTGTAGAACCGTCAAGCGTCGTGCTGGACTGCTGATCGGGCGTGTCCAGCACGCGATTGAACCGCGCTTCCGCCAGGGCAATATAGGTATCAACCTTCGTGCTCTGGTTGCTGTCCTGCATGAAATCCACGATCGCGGCGGACAGATCGGAGTAGGTTGAAAGCGTCATATCCTACCCCTCAGATGATGATGTTGCGGACCTTCAGATACCGGTAGTCACTGCTGTTCAGCAGCTTCTTGACGCCATCCATGTGGTTGGGATTCCATGCATTGACGCCGTACTTCGTCAGCCAATCGTACATGACGGAGATGGGGATGCGGGCCGCGAGAGCCATGTCGCCCATCGGGCCGGACGCGTCGTTCTGGGCCGCCTTGTTCTGGTCGATCAGACCAACCGTGTGATCTCTGTCAAACTCATGCTTGACCAGGACGGCATCCGCCTCATGCTCGTCAGCGGCGATATATTTGCGAACCCCAAGGTCGGGGTTATGGTCGATCAATTCCCAGTGAGGCATGATCGCTCCAAAAGAAAAGGGCGGCAGCCGAAGCCACCGCCCTCAAGGTTTCTCTCAGGGAGGAGAGATTACTGGATATCGCGAATGCAGGCCGATGCTGCTTCGTTGAGACAAGCCAGCGCCCATTCAACGTGCATCGCCTTGCGGGTCGCGAGACCGGTCTTGGCGAGGTCATCGACCTGCAGCGGATCGAGAACCTTGATCTCCCAATAATTGGGATCGATCACCAGCGCATCGCGGGCCGTGGTGAAACGGCTCGGGACGAACTGCAACTCGCCGAAGTCGCTGACATAAACGTCAGCGCCGGCGATGATCTCGACCTTCTTATTGCCGGTCTCGCGGCGCGCCTGAGCGAGGCCAGAGAAGCCGGCAGCAGTCTGCTTCAGGCCGCCAGCGGTGATCACCATGTTGGGATTGCCGCCCTTGGTCCATGCATTCTGAATCTGGGCCTTGAGCAGCGTTTCCGTATAGTTGCGCTGGGTGCCGGTCGTGGCCGCCGAGACAATGTTGCTCGCCCAACCGCCATTGGCGCCACCAGTGCCGAACGACGTGTTCGTGGTCATCCACGCAACCGCGCCGGCCGTCTGACCAGCAACAGAGCTGGTCGGGGCGACAGACGCATAGTTGCCGCAAGCGCGCAATTCCATGTCGGTGCGAAGCTCACGCCCCGCCTTCATGATTTCGCGGGCAAGCTCAGACTTACGGCCAGCAGTCGTGGTCGCTTCCATCGTGGTCGAGGAGCTGACGACCTTGGTCGAAATCTGGGTGTGGACGCCGATACGGGTCGTGTTCGGGCGGTTATCGTTCGCCAGGTCATCGCCCTGGATCTTGGCGTTGGTGCCGTTGGCGGCAACCAGGCTGTCGATCTGCCATTCGGTGTAAACCTGCTTGGCCGAACCTTTGCCGATCGCGTTCATGAAGGGCGTATCGTCGGGGAAAAGAGCTGCGATCTTGTCGGACAGGTCCTCACGGACGCCGACGCGACCCACAGCCTGGATCGTGTTGGTAGGAACAGTCATTTTCTGAAGCTTTCAGGTAGGGTCAACCGAGGTTGATGCCCATGCTTTCGAGAAAGGCAGCAGCAGCATCGCCCGAGCGTCCGCCCGAGGATTTGACAGCCGCCCATGCGGCGTCGCGATTACGGCTGGCGACATCACCCTTGGTCTGAGCCGTTCCCGGCTTCGACACACGGGGAGCGCCCCTGGCAGCCCGTACCGCTTCCATTTTCGTCTTCTGGAGCTGGTCGTATTTGGCAGCCTTGGCCTTCCATTCATTCGCCTTTGCCAGGGCGATGATGTCCGTGGCGGACGCTTCGCGCATCAACTCCTCAGGATAGCCAAGCTCAGCTCCGATGCTCTGCAGCTCGGTGAGCAGCGCTTGACGCTGGGTGTTGTCGTTCCACGTGTCGCCGAAGTGATCCGCGAGCGCCTGGGCGTTCTTGGCAATCTCTTCGTTGCGGGTGATGGCGTCGCGCTTTTCGGCCTCTTGGCGCGCGACTTCCGCCTGCTGCATCATGTGCTGATGCTGGGCAGCTCGGATGTCGTAGGCGTCTTTGGCAAACAGGTACTCGTCGGCGGTGGCATAATCTGTCCGCCTAGGAGGCTGGGGCGCGAACTGGCTTGCTAACTGCTCCAGATGAGAAGCATAATTGCGCTGTAGCTCGGCAACGGCGGCGTTGGCCTCGGCCGAAGCGGTTCGCTTGGCGTTGGCGGCTTCCGTCGTCCGCTGCTGGACAAGTTTTTCCTGCTGGGCTGACCGCTCGACCATCCATTTCTGCATGTCCGGGGTAAGCTGCTTGAAAAGCTCTGCATCTTCAGCGCTCATGGAGACAGGGGGCTGGATGGGCTCGACTTGAGCTTCCTGCTGATCCTGTTCGTCCGTCTCGCCTTCGGGCTCGTCACCCTCCGGCTGTTCACCCTCTGGCTCTTCGCCTTCGGGAATCTCGTTCGTTTCTTCCTCTTCGGGCTCATCGGCGCCGCCGAGGAACTGCTCGGTAATGAAATCCTGAACAGCCTCAACAGCGTCGCCACGATTGGCAGGCGCAGACGAGGCTTCCGACGTAGCCGGATGGGCCATTTGTCACCTGTTTGTCAGAGAAAGGGGCTTACCCCGCCCCGATGGGGATCAGAGGAAGCGCCGCCTTGCTTCAGGTATCTTGGCGATGCGTTCGGCATGGTCCTGGGCTGCCGCCTCAAGCTTGCCGGCGTTGATGATGTGCAAAATGTGCGCGTCGATCTGGTCGATAATCTTGCCCGCCATGGACAGCTTCAACAGCTTGCCCGTGTCTGATGGCTCAAGATCGGCGGCGCGGTCGAAATAGGCTTGCCGGAGCGTGCTCAGGACGGATTTCAGCCCGTCATCTTCCTGATAGAACGATAGCCAGCGATTGGCGCGCTGGATGGGGTCTTCAGCCATTCCATTCCTCATTGCGACCAAAGCCAAGCGGGTTGGGTGCGCGCCAGACGGTCGAGCCGTCCGCCCACAACAAGCCAGTGTCGGCCGCCTCGTGGCTGTCCACTTCCACGGCGTTGATGCCGGGGCGCTCGTCAGGGAAAATGTGGTCTTCGACGTAGAGCCGAGAGGTTGGGCGCGCTGCAGGGCGCTTCACATAGCGGCTCATTTGTCGATCGCCCCACCGGGCCGGTCAGACTGCACCGCCTTGGCCTTGGCAATTTGCGCCTTATGAGCAAGATCGGCCTTCTTGTGCGCCAACTCAGTCTCGGCCTCCAGCTGCTGCTGGCCAAGGGCATAATCCATCGCCTGCTTGCGGATGGCGAGCGCGGTTTCGGTCTGCGCCTGCTCTTGAGCCTGGTTGGCCTGCGTAACGGTCTTGAAGT